TAATCCTTATGAAACTGTAGGACCATCTGCACAATCTTATGGTTATGGTTTTGGTATTGGAAACTATGGAGGAAATGTTACAGGATCACAAAGCACAGAATTAGATGGATCACTAAATGCTGACACAGCAGGTACAGGTGGATCCGGTACAGCAGTAACCGTAGATAGTACAACAGGGTTTCCTTCTGCAGGAACAATTGCTGTTGGAACTTTACCAAGTGCAGAATTAATTACATACACATCAACAAACGCTACACAATTTTTAGGAATTACTAGAGGTGCAAAAGGAACAGCAACAGCTGGAACTTCTAATGGACAAGCTCACTCAACTAATTCAACAGTTCAAAATGCAACAGACTGGGGTAACTGGGGTGATGCGGTTGTAGCATCAACAGTATCTCTTGAACCAGGACTTTGGTCTTTAAGTAACTTTGGTCAAGTATTAGTTGCAACAGTTGCAAATGGTAAAACATTTACATGGAACTCTGACATTGCAGCAAAATTTACAACAAGAGCATCTACATTAACTACTGGCTTTGTAACAGCTATTAGTGGAGATGTAGGAAACCCTACTGCATCAAGATTAACTTTGATATCACCAACAACACGTCACTTAATTCATATGGGAACAGAAACAACTATTGGTGATCCTACAACACAAGACGATATGTTTATAAGATTTTCTAATCAAGAACAAATTAATACTTATGCACCAGGAACAACAAACACTGCCGGTACACAAAGATTACAAGATGGTACAAAAATTATGGGTGCATTAGTTGCAAAAGAAAACATTCTAATTTGGACTGATAATGCATTGTACACTATGAGATTTATTGGATCACCATTTACATTTGGTTTTGAACAAGTTGGTACTAACTGTGGTTTGATAGGACAGAACGCAGCTATTGAAATTGATGGTGTTGCATATTGGCTTGGTAATAATGGGTTTTTTGCATTTGATGGTACAGTCAACAACTTACCATGTAGTGTAGAAGATTATGTTTATGATGACTTTGATACTACAAAAGGTCAACAAGTTGCAGCTGGTATTAATAATCTTTACACAGAAGTTGTATGGTATTATCCAACACAAGGTTCTACATTTAATGATAGGTACGTAGTATTTAATTACGGCGAATCTAAAGGAGTACCTATGGGTAATTGGTACACAGGACAAAATGTAAATTCAATTAGAACTACTTGGATTGATTCTGTTGTTTATCCTAAACCTTATGCTACTCAGTTTAATTCTTCAGCAACAGGAACGTTTCCAAGTATAGTTGGAGAATCTGGTTTAGGTCAAACAGTTTACTTTCAACATGATATAGGTACAGATCAAATTAATCCTGATGGTAGTACAACAGCATTAACATCTTTTATACAATCTTATGATATAGCTTTACAACAAGAACAACCTGAATTGTTTTTAGCAATGAGAAGGTTTGTACCTGATTTTAAAACTCTTACAGGTAATGCAAATGTAACAATTGGATTAAAAGATTTTCCATCATCTACTACTGCTGATAGTACGTATAGTCCTTTTACAATTACTTCTTCAACAACAAAACAAGATACCAGAGCAAGAGGTAGATATGCTAGTATAAAAATAGAAAATACAGGAAGTTCAGAGTCATGGCGATTTGGTACATTCCAAATAGATTTACAACAGGATGGTAAAAGATAATGACAAAGATAGTAGTTAGATTACCAGAACCTAAAAAAGAATATAGTGAAGATAATCAAAGACAGATTAACAGAGTTTTAACATCTGTTATAGAGCAATTAAACTCAACATACTTAACAGAAAATGAGGAGGAAAAAGAACGATTTAGTTTCTTCTTTTCATAATGGCAAATATATATAAAAATGTACAAAAATTATTAAACGCTGCAGGTTCAGACGTAGATATGTATGAATCTCCAACAGCTACAGCTAGTCTTATTAAGACTGTGAAGTTATTTAATACTCATAGTGGTGCATTAGATGTTACTATAAAGGTATTTGATGCCTCTAGTTCTACTGATTTTGAGTATAAAGTGGCCAGTATAAATGCTAATGAAGGTGTTGATTTACTTACATTTAATAATATTATAGTATTGGAAGCTGGAGATAAATTAAAAATGCAGTGTGCTACAGCAGACAAAATTAAAATGACCGCGTCTTTATTACAAATATTAAGAACACAACCAACGGATCAAATATAATGTCATTTAAAGAAACAGAAGCAAGTGTAAGATACGAGATGATAAACGGCAAAAGAACTGCTGTAATTACTCCAGAATGTATTATAACACTAACAAATACAAAAACAGGTGTCGAATATAACTCTGATGCAGAAGCACAATTAGATATAGACGATCCAACAACAGAAACAAAACAAGAGCACGTTCGAAGAGACGTAGAAATTAAAGTAGTAGACATCGGTATTGGTGCCGGTACAGGAGATTTATAATGGCGATTACAGACGCACAACAAGCAAAACAAATTATGATGAAAAAAGGTGGACCTGTTCACCGTCATCAATTAGCAAAAAAAAGAAAAGATGGTAAACGACCAGGATACTATGGACCAGACATGGGACATGAAAATGATCCAGGGACAGATTTTGGTAAAGGCACGTACGACGGAGGCGGTTCAGACATAGATTTTGGTGGAGCACCGGGTGGTTCAGATCAAGATTTTGCAAGAGCAAGAGCAGCTGTAGAAGCAAGAAACAAAGCAGCAAAAGAAGCTGAAGAAAAAAAAAGAAAAGAAGAAAAAAAGAAAAAAGATATTAAAACAGAAAAGAAAATTCAAAAAACTAAAAAAGCTAAAACTAAAAAAGTAAAAGATTTTCTAGATCTTGCTGATTTAGAAAACGAAGCTTTCGGAGATTTAACTAAATCTGAAGTAGAGTTTGATGATGCAGATACAAATAAAGACGGTAAAGTTGGACCTATAGAAAGATTCAATGCATTTACAAATAGAAAAAATAAAGAATTTGCAGCCAAAAGATCATTTGATAAATTTCAAGATATAGAACAATACGTTAGTCCTATAGATGATTATGGTTTAACAGGAAAAGAAATGGCTGAAAAAAGAGGTTACACTTTTGATGGAGACAAAGTTACAGGATACGATAAAGATAAAGCAACATCGTATGGTTATGATTTTAGTGATTTAGATAAAGGATTAGCAACTCTTACAAGTAACAAAGGCACATCAATAGAAAAAACAAGACCAAATTTATATGACGTAAATCCTAAAGGTACATACAGTGCTATACAAGCTTTATTAAATTCAACACGACCCGATACGCAGGTTACTGCAATGAATACTTTAAATAAAGCTGCAGACTATGGTATTCTTGCAGGAAAAGATAAAGTAACACAAGATGATTTAAGAGAGTTAAGAAATAGAGGAAGAACTGATGAACAAATTAGAATTATGGAAGGTGGCGGAGGAGGAAACGACAATTCTTACATACCACCTATTATTGTAGAAAAAAAAGAAGAAGTAGAAGAGGAAGAAGATCCGTTTCAATTAGGTCTTGCGTTTAGAGCAGATGGTGGACGTGTTGGTCTTATGGAAGGTGGCATGCCTTACGAAGGTGGGATCATGGATCTTGAATCAGGAAGACAAATGTATTTTCTAGGTAAGTTAGTTAAGAAAGCAACAAGAGCTGTTAAAAAAATTGTTAAAAGTCCTGTTGGTAAAATAGGTTTGGGTGCATTAATGTTTGGTGGGTTAGGTGGGTTTAGTGGAATAAGTAGTGGTTTCGGTGGCTTTGCTAAAAAGTTTGGTTTTGATGCAATAAAGAAAAAAATAGCTGGAGCAGGAATTGGTAAACTAGCTGGACTATCTATAGGTGGTGGATTACTTGCAGGAGCATTAGCAGGTAAAGGATACGAGGATGAAGATGGTGATGGCTTTGATGACAACACAGGATTTAGTGTAGAAGAGTACAGACAAAAAGGAGCTAAAGGTGATGTGCCAATAGCATTTAGAGCTGACGGCGGTATGTCAGATGTAGAGAACGACCCACAATATAAAGGTTGGAAAAGAGTATTTGAAATTAATCCAGAAGCTGCAGAAATGCATCCAAAACATAGAGAGTTTGTAAAGTATTATAGAGGCACGGAAAGACAAGCTAAAGAAGAAGGTGGACTTATGAATTTAAAAGGTATGGAAATGGACTTTAGAGAAGAAGGTGGATTTGTACCAATAGGTAAAAAAGAGAGAGCTGATGACGTACCAGCTAGATTAAGTAAAAATGAATTTGTAATGACAGCAGATGCTGTTAGAGGTGCCGGAGATGGAAATATAGACAAAGGCGCTGAAAAAATGTATAATCTTATGAGTAAATTAGAAGCCGAAAACGACCAACCGCAAGGCTTAGATGGCGCACGTAAAATGTTTCAAACATCACAAAGATTAGAGGAAGTATTATAACATGGCCATTACAGAAACTCGTACGCGTCCACCACAGTTTATTGAAGATATAGGTGTTGATCTAGCACAAAACTTGGTAGCGTCTACAGGTGTACCCACAGTATCAGTTGGACTTACTGGAATATCACAAAGACCGGGAGAAGATCCAAAAGATTTTGCAGCAAGACAACAAGCTGCTAGACAATTTGAAACTAGACAACAAAGTTTAGCGGGCCTTGCACCAACAGTTGCAGGTCAAGATGCATTACAACAACAAGCTGCAGCATTAGCAGGTTCAGGTGTTGGATCATATCAACCATTTATAAATCAAGCACAACAGCTTACAGGAGCCGGTGGCGGAACAGGTGCAGGTTCTATTCAAGAATACATGTCACCATATCAAACACAAGTAATTGATGCATCACTTGCAGAGTTTGACAGAAACGCAGCATCAAACAGACAAAGAATTAGAGATCAAGCAGTAGCATCAGGAGCTTTCGGTGGTGGTAGAGAAGGTGTACAAATGGCTGAGTATGATTTAGGAAGTGACAGAGAAAGAGCTTTACTACAATCAGGATTATTACAACAAGGATTTGGTCAAGCACAAGCAGCAAGACAACAAGACTTTGGTAATCAACAAGGTCTAGCTCAATTGTTACCACAATTACAAAGAGCAGACATTTCAACATTAGGATCAGTGGGCGCAGTTCAACAGGCACAACAGCAAGCTACAGAAGATGCAACAAGAGAAGCAGCAAGGCAGGCTACTTTCTTACCTCAAGAAAATTTATCTAGATACGCAGGTCAAGTTGCAGGACTAATGGGTGGTTACCCTGGTCAAACAACACAAAGCTTTGTGCCTAATCCTAGTCCATTGCAAACAGCAATAGGAGCAGGTTCGGCATTAGCAGGAATTTTTGGAGCACTAAAATAAGATGGCTAACAGAGTATTAAACAGACCAATGTTTAGAATGGGTGGTACACCTAGACACGAGTTTCAAGAACAAACTTCTGGAATTCTATCAGGACTTGACGGACCAAAACTAAACGCATCAAGAACAGGTATGAAAGATGGTGGTACATTTGCAGAATTAATTGAAGCACAAGACAAAGCTAGTAAAGCATATTTAGGTGAAGACGATTACAAAGCATCAGCAGGTATGCCTGGATCTGCATCTAGTGCATTAATGAACTTTGGTTTAAATTTACTTGCACAACCTGGTGGTAATTTAGCAGGTGCGCTTGGTAAAGCGGGATCTCCAGTATTAAAACAATTTCAAGCAGCTAGAGAATCTGAACGATTAGATAAAAGAAAATCAGAACGTGATAGAAAAAGAGATGTTCTAGATAGAGCTGCAGATATATTTGAAACTCAAATAGAAGCTGGTGCTGAAGCTGGCAAAGATAATAGATTTGCTTTTGAAGCAACACAAGACACAATGAAAAAACTTCAGGGTGATGAAATAGAAATCAACTCTAAAATTGAAGAATTAACAGCAAAACAAACTGATGGTACAATTACTGATGAAGAAATTGACATATTAGAAAAGAAAAAAATTGATAAAGCAAATAACGAAGAGTTACAAGTTTTAATTACAAAAGAAAAAAAATCAGATCCTGTTGCTGAAGCAATATTAAAAGGTGTTGCAAATGGTGTGTTTACTTTTGAAGATTACAAAGCTTATAAAGAAAGTGGTGAATATCCAAAAGGTATGAAAGATGGTGGTAGAGCAGGTTATCAAGTAGGCGGAGAAGTTGTAGAAGAAGTTGCGTCTATGACAGAAACTGCACCAATGTCTCCTGTTGCTCAAAACCAAAATCAAACACAAGATTTAACTTACG